TAAGTGTCCTAGAAAGGGGTTATGTTATACCTTTAGTTACATATAGTTATACACATAAATAACCATATGTCAACATTCTTTTTAATTTATCTAGCTGAACCTGATACATCATATATGAAATTGCCAGACCTGATAGCTTCCATTATTGTATCAGCTTGTTTTTCATAAACTGCAGCGGACATCTTTTGAACATCAGATTCACGTATCTTTTTACCTGACTCAGAAACATCCACCTTTGTTTTTGTAGCTTTCGTGCCAACATCCATAGCAGCACCTTTGCTACTCTTTGTTGTGTCTTTCTTGCCAATGTTTCTATCTGCTTTGTATAAATCAATTGCTCTTGCTGCTGACCTTGCATCATTGTCATTTTCATATAGTGCATCCTGTACCCATTTTGGCTGTTCCTCAGCCCATTCGTGAAAATCATCACTGTCTCGTATCTCTCCAAAATCAGGATGTAATCTCATTAATTCTGCTTCAGCTTTATCTTTTTGTGCTTCTGCAGACATCTCATCTATCTTTTGTAGTCTACTTTCTAAATCTGCTGATTGCTCTCTAGCTTTCTTCATAGCAATAGTTTCAACAATCTTAGCTACATCAGGATAATCTTTTGCCCATGCTTCTATGTCTTCGTCAGACTTAGGTAGCTTCATTTCTTTTTTAGTTGCTTTATCTAGCTGTTCTTTTAAATCATTTAACTGCTTCTGAAACTCTCGTTCTTTTTCTTGGGTATGTCTTCGTAAGTCTCCGTAACGCTTTTTAAAAGTTTTCTCTTCAGCAGAAGTCGGTTCTTCTTCATTCTTATTTTCCGATTCTTCAACTTGTCCTTCAGCTTCACCTTTTTGCTCTTTGATTAACTGCTCTAATTCTGCTTCTTCTTTTTTTATTCTTTCTTCTTGTGTGTAAGGTTTACTCACAAATGCAACTTTTTTAGGTGTTGCTTCCTTAATCATAGCTTCTGCCATTTATTTTCTCCTTGGGGTTATCGTAGCCATTTATTGTTGGGGGATAAGTAGCCATTAATTTAGCAGTTAACGTGCTGCTAATCCACGTTTCTTTGGTTCTAATAAAGTAAATCTATCCATAAACTCTTTACCAAATACCTTTGCTAAAGCAGTTCCTGTTTTAGTTTTAAGTAATTTTCTAATCAACTCTTTTTCTGCTTCTGATAAAGCTAGATATCTTCTTTTAATTGCTTCATAATATTCGTTTGTCATTGTGTTCCCTTATTTATTGATACATAATCCTACTACATAAACTATAGGATGAATTATTTTACAAAATATATTACCGACTAAACTATCTTTAGCTTTACCCTTAGTTAAAATATGTTTTAAATGTTGTGTTCGTTTTTTGGCTAAATATGCACCTACATTAGTTAAAGTATTATTAACTTTCATACCACTAACAAAAGGTTTAAACAACCAATGATAACCTATTTGATGGGTGTTTGTCAAGTATTTTTTCTGATAAACATACCATGTTTTCATAGCTTGTGACCAATCTTCTAACTGAGTTTGTCTATACATTTCAGTACAAACTATAGATTTACCCCCTCCTGTATCGCTAGACTGTTCAGGTTCAGGTGAACTAAATTTACCATTAGCACTATATTGTGAACCCGGAGGTGCTGCTTTATCTCCTTGATTTTGTGCCTGTGATATAGCTTCATTAGTTGGTGTTCCCGGAGCAACAGTATGTGCTTCAAATCCCATTTCCATACCTTTTTGTTGAGCTTCTTCTGGACTCATTGTTGCCTGTGGAGCACCTGCTCCTGCTCCTGCAATATCAGCGGCTTCATCAGTAAGACTTTGAAAACCCGGTTCTTGGTCTATTTCTTGCTCTGTCAATCCTCCTCTTGTCGGGTCTCTTGTTACATCTCTTCTACCTACAGCAGGTTCTAAAGTTAAAGGTGGTTGCTCTATAGCAGGAGTAGTTACTTTGCTTAAATCAGGTTGTTTATCGTAGTATTGTTGCATCATGCTTTTTTGACCAACTCTAGATTTAGTAACTTCTGCTTTAGCTACATCTAATTCTTTTTGTGCTTGGTTTATTTGCGACATCAATTCTTGAGGAGTATATTGTTTCATACCTCCTGCTGTCATGGCACTTACACCTAAATCTCTAGCACCTTTGCCTATTTCTGTCATAGTTGTTTTACCAGTAACAGGGTCAGTAGTAGGTGTTAAATTTGATATGTCCTTACCTGTAATAGCGTTTGTTAAATCAGTTAAAACACTTCCAGTGCTAACAGCTTTACCTGTTATAGGGTCATAACTACGTTTATCTTGTCCTATAACATTTCCTGCTGCATCTATAGTGCCCGGAGTCTTACCCACTCCAAACATGCCTAATGGTGTCAATGCTCCTAGAACCGAAGTAATAGGATTAGCAGGAGTATAACCTAATTCTTTAGCTCTAGCAGTTTTAGCACTAACGTTTGCCATCCTGTCTCTATCTGCCTGTGTTTGAACTTGTGTACCTGAATCACCATCACCTGTAATGGTAGTTGTTTTAGGTTTAGTAGTATCAGGTATTGGTGCAGGTTCAACTAAACCCTTTTCTACTTTTTTATATCCTGTAGGAATAGGATAAATAGGTTTGCCATTTACAAAAGGTATACTAAGTTTTAAACCTTCTTCATTTTCATATTCTATTATCTCATCGTATTTGCCTTCAGGTGCAGGTATAACATCCTCAAACTTAGGTAAAGTTTGCTGTGCTGCTAAAGGAGTCATTTGTTGTTGAGGTGCTACATAACCTGTTGTAGGTAGCTGTGTTGGTTGATAAGTAGTAAATTGTGGTACATAATTAGCAAATTGAGATTGTTGATAGCCTCCAATACCTGTAGAAGGATTCATAAATGTTCCATTGGCAGCTTGTACTACACCACCCTGTGCCATTTCAATGGGTTCATCTTCTACATCAAGGTCATCCATACCAAATGGAACATCATCAGGTAATGTTGCCTCATCAGCATTTCCCATCTGACCCATTGCTTCCATTTTCTTTAAACCTATTTTAGCTTCGTCACGCAGTTCCATCATTTTATCTAAACCATGAAATCTAACTACATCAGCAGGCATGACAAATTCACCTTCACTTAATTGTGCAGGTATATCATCTCTTACTTCTTCCTTAGTAGAACCTATAGGAACATCATTGCCTGATACAGGGTCAATAGAACCGCCTTCTTGTTTTAAACCACCTTCGTCAAACATTTCCATTTGTTTTGCAATAGAGCCACCTTTAGCTGCTTCTAGTCTTTTTGGTCTATTACCCTTTTTTATTTCCTCGTCTTTAATTTGTTTAAAAACTCTTTTTACTTCTTTGTCTTTAACTACAGGTAGAGCTTCTAATTCTCCTTTAGTATCTTCTTTTGCATCTATTTCTTTTCTTTCTTGTAAACCCATTTTTATTCTGTATGCTCTTTTAACATCATCATCTGAATTAAAATCATTATTAGGATGTCTAGGGTCTTGCTCGTGATACATACCTTCTTTTTTACGGTATTCTTCTAATTCTCTAAAACCCATCATTTTAAATTCATCATTGTCTGCCATTTACTTCATCCCTTAGTAGTTTAAGTTTGCGTAAAATTGCCACAGCACCCTGCGACCTTTGAACAATTAAAATATCATCTGATTGTTCTAATATTCTATGTTGCTCTTGTATTGCAGCATCAAGATAATTATTGAAGCTGTTCAGTATTTGGGGATTGTTGACTAACGTTTTCAGTTGGCTGAGTATTTGTTTGTCCACCATTACCACTAAATCCTCTCTCTCCCGGAACAGGTGCTTGCCCTGTACCTATATTACCACCACCTGCTCCTGTGGGGTCTAATGGATTAGCTCCTGCTTGAGGCGGTGCTTGTTCTCCACCTTGCATCGGCTGTTGTTGCCCTTGTGCAGGACCTTGAAACTGTTTCATAATTTCTGCTTGTAAAGCTGCTTCACTCATATTGTTAGTAACTTTATCTGGGTCTAAGTCCATTGATTTAGCAATTTCCCTAATAACATATTGAAACTTAGCAAAAGGTGCAAGAGCAGGATTAGATGCCACTTGTAAGAAAGACATTAATCTCTGACTACGAACTTCATTAGCCATTAGACTTTCTGTACCTCTAGCTTTAACTTCTAAATCACCTTTTATATCACTATCAAAATCAAACTGCATATTAAACCTAAAGAAACCTTCACCCAAAGGTCTTAGTAAATAATCATCTACATTTTTAATAACAGTTTTGATACTACCACTTGCTGCGTTCATAAGCATAGATATACCTGAAGCTGTTCTTCCTACTCCTGATACACCTGTCTGCCCATGAGCAAAAGATGGCATACCAGTGCTTTCGTCTGCAAGTTGTCTAGCTTTATCAAATAGTTGTAAATTTTCATTTGATACATTCGGAAACTTTGTGCCAAAGATTGCTTGACCCGGAGCACCTCCTTGCCTTCTAAATACCTTACCCGGATATACAGATAGGTCTTGACCCGGCACTAAATTAGTTTCATCTACTTCTATAAGTAAATTACCTGATAATACAGCATTATCAACAGCCATTCTCATAAAACCATTCATAAGAGTTTGTGTATCATCCATGTTTTCAGCTATACCTACCCCGAAGAAAGAATATGGATTTAATTCATATGGTGCTGCTACATAAGGAATAGTAGATGGTTTAAATGGATTTAAAACCATTCTTAATAATTTACCGTTACAAATCCACACATTAGCTTGTAGCTCATCAAATGTTTGTAGTTCTTTAGGTATTTCTACCCCTTGCTCTTCAAGCATTTCAATATCACACATACCCCAATATTCAAGAACTTCAAATCTATCTACTCCATGGTCTGGTGCGTAATCGGATAAATCGTCTTCCCAATATTTTTTATCATAATTTTCACCCTGTATAATAACTTCATCAATAACAGCAGACCTAAAGTATGGTCTTTTTTTCAAAGCTCTAAGCTGTGACCTAGACATTTTGTGTCTTTCAATTACATACTGAGCTTCTTCTATGTTACTAGCATCAGGGTCAGGATAAAAGTTCCATACTGATACATGTGAAACTTGTGGTACTGTTTTAAATAAAGGGTCATAAATACCTTCATCATTCCAATTTGGATATTCTTTATCTAAAGCAAAAGGTCCTTTCATAATACCCGTGCCGAACAAAGCCATTTCAAATGCTGAACTTCTTAGTTGTTTATTTGCTCCTGACTCTTGTAATTGGTCATGTATTTTCTTTTCCATTTTTTTAGCTGCAATCATAGCAGGACTAAATTCTATCGCTGTAGGTGTTTTACCCGGACCTTCTTTTAATTTATCTTGTACAGGCTCTAGTTTTTCTTCTAAACTGCCTAGCTTATCTTGCAAAGTTTTTAGAGTATCACCCGGTTTTAAATCTCTTCCATCACCTTTAAATCCATAAGGACTAGATAAAGATGTTTCACCTCTCATTTGCTCAGGCTCTTGAGGGTCAAAATGAACATCTGATACAACACCTTCAGGTAATTCAGTTGGGTCAACACTTAAAGGAAATTTGTTGCCTGCAAATAAAACGTCAACAATTTGACCATAAGCAGCCAATGTTTTTGTTTTAGTTATTTTAATAAATACTCTAGACTTTTCAGCTTCAGTAAATTGAACATCAGAACCATATAAACCTCTGTAGTTTCTATATGCCCTTAACCATCTTTCTTCATCATTATTCCTATAATCTTCTGCTCTAGTAAAACGTTCATGTACAAATGGAATTATACTGCTAACGCCCACATCTTCAATCACAGTATCTTCTGTGTCTTCTAATGCTATAGCATCATCTTCAATCATCATTTCATTATCGTTTGCCATATTAATATCCAAAGGTTGCATCTGCTACAGGCATACTACTACTAGGTCTGCCCATAGGGTCATAGTCAAATATACTAAATCTAGGTCTTGACATTATACCATATCTTAATGCATCATACAAATGGTCTTCTGCTCTTGTATCCACATCTTCAGGGTTTTTCTTATCCAAAGGTATAGACGGTAATTGTGATACCATATTAGTGCATGTATTAAAAAACACTAATCTAGGTTCTTCTGTAAACTCATCTACCTGTAAACGTCTGTGTATCTCATTCTTACCAGATACACGACTGCCTTTACTTCTGTCTGAAGGTCTCCAACGACAGCCTTTCATAATCATCTGTTCAGCCAAAGAAGGACCAGTATCGCCACGTTTATGCCAAAGAGAGCTATCCAAAACCCCATACTTAATATTTCCATCATTGGCTTCTGCATCTAATATCATATCTGCCAAATCTGTGGCAAGGACTTTACTACAATACAACTCTCTATATACAATAATCTGCTCGTCTGGAGAAACAGCAAACCACAACACACCACTATAAGAGCCGTAACCATAATCACATGCACGAAATTTAACCCAATTTCTTGGAATTGAAAAAGGCTCAACAACGTGAATATTCCTATCAAACTCAGTAAAAGCAGCACCTTCTTTAATATCCCAATCACCTTCAAGCAACTGCTTACGTTGGTGTTCAGGTAAGGAAAGAAGCATTGCTTCATAGTCACCTTGGTCTGCGAGATATGGGTTGTCCGATAATCTAGCAGGGATAAATCTTCTCTTAAATAACGCTTGTCCTGCTTTACTGTGTCCTTTGGGATAGGAAAGGACATTACCTGACTCAATATCTGTGGCATCAAATTGTTTTCCGTATGGTGCAGGGTCAATGAACATTTTCTTGACCCACTGATGACCCGGACCTCCGGGGTTAGTTGTTGCTCTCATATACACAGGTAAATCATGTGCAGTAGAACGCAAACGTGAACGCATATAGTTCCAAGCATACGGAGTAGACCACTGGGTTAATTCGTCAAACCCTATCCAACTAAATGCCAAACCTTGATAACGAAGTACATCATCATCACGGTCTAAGTAAGACATCCATAATCTTGCACCTGATGGTGCTTCCCATTGCATCTTTCTTTCTGACCACTTAATACCCTTCCATATTTGAGGATACATTTCCTTAGATTTAAATATAAGTTCTCTAAGTTCTTCTGTTGTGTGTCGCAGTAGCAACCCACTAAATGATGGGTGACCCATGTACCTTAAAGGGTCTGCAAGCATGGCATATGATTTACCACCACCTGCACTACCACCATATAATACTTCTCTTTCACCTGCTGCAAGAAACTCTGTCTGTGGTCCTGCATTTGGTTTGAAGATTACATTCTGTTCTTCAATCGGTACTGCTTCTACATCTGATACTTCTTGTATCTTAGGCTCTTGCACCTGTGGTTTGTTCTTCGATGGCTTTCGCTTTCTCGATTGCTTTCTCGGCGTAAGCTGCCCACTTTCTGAGAGTTCTAGCTTTGTCCTTACGTTGTTTTTCATTCATTAACCTTTTTCTCAACCCTACATGAGATATCTCTCTACCTGTTTTAGTAGTGAGCCAATTTGCTACTTCACGATATGAGTATTGTTTTACATACTTTCGTGCTACTTCTATAGCTTCTAACTCAAATGGTATAGGGTCAAGTAAATCAGAATCTTCTTCATTTAACTTGTATCCAAAGGGAACAGTCCTAGCTATACGTGGTATCTGTATCCATTCTTTTTGTTCTTTATCTTTTAAGTCTGTTGGTTGTGGAAGTTTCCACTTACCTACACTTCTATCCATCGTTCTTTGGTGGCAAGAGCATAACACCCCCAGTGCTTTCTACTTGCATCTTCTCAGTCTTCACTAAACCTGTCCTGTCTAGTAATTCTTTAGCAGCTGCCATCTTATCTCTTATACCTAGCTCTGTAGGGTCGTATAAGCCTCCTACCATAGCCATTGCAGCTTTTGGTGCATTTCTACTCATAAAAAGCTGTGTAGCCTCTAGAATCTCATCTTTCAGCGATTTAACGATATCTGTAGTACTAGAGCTTTCAGAATAACCTGCCAACTTCTTGGCTGCTACCACATCTCCACCTGCTTCATCAAATAAAACAGATAGAAACTTCTGCTGTCTTTCAGTTAGTTCTCTACTCATGATGGTACACTTTCTTTTGCATATACTCTATCCACTCGTGTTATCAGTCTCTGTGCTCTGTTAGGAGTTTGTTTGAACCAACGAGAATCTTCCATCTCATCTGCCATTCTTGCCCAATCACAATCTTCTACGGCAGCAATCATGTTCTTAAACTTAGATAAACGAGGTCTGCCCAATTGAAAACACATATTGGCTAATACATGTTGTATCTCTTCAGGCAGATTATCAAATTGCGAAAACAATAGGTTACAATCTTTTATAGTTGTTTCTATGTCTTTCGCAAACCAATCATCAACTTGTTCGTTTGGAATTTTCGTGCCTATAGGCTTTTCATAGTATTCTTCATCCCATTCGGTAATTAGATGTCCAATACCCCCTGTAGGATATCCTTCTGAACATTTGTATATTTCATACTTAACACCTTCATCATCTGCTATTTCATTCTGTAGTTTTATTAAATTCATTAATT